TGCGGTCTGGTATTCGGTCCACTTACCCTCAAACCTGGTATTTAGCTGAACGTAGTAGGCTTCCGAATAGAACCGGGCCAAAGAATCGAAACACAACCAGCGATGGAGCGTTGGCGTCACCACAACCGTTGAGAGGCCGAGCATACGGCGGCTTACCCACTGCGGATCGGACATCTCGGCCCTTAACAGCCAAAACAAGAGCTTGTCCGCCGTCGCAGCGATAGAAAGACTTATTTTGGTCTCTACATTAATCCCATGCGAGGATGCTATCTGCACCAAAGATGCTTCGAACTGAAGCAGGTCTTGTAGCGTAACGTTATCCGAGTCGGTAAACAGCGCCATATCATTTACTTTCCGGTCGAAGAAGGACCGCTGCTCTTTTTAGCCGCCCACTGCTGGTGCAGCTCCGACTCCGTCACAATAGCCACCTGCAGCCGTTTTGAAAGCTGCTCTTTTTCCGCCGCCTTCTGGGCAGAAATCTGTTGTTCCCGATACCTGCTCTTCTCATCCTCGTTGGCAAGCACCGCCCGGCCCTCCACGATCATCTTGGCCGCCACGTGTCTGTGAACTTCAGTGATCAGCCCGGCTTTTCCGCCGTCCTCGGTCTCTAAGCTCATGACAAGCGGATAGTTCTCATAAATACTGGCCTCGGTCTCACGAAGCTTTCGAAAATATTGTCTGACGTCCATTTATCTTCTCCCCAACAAATAAGGGAGCCGATTTCTCGGCCCCCTGTACTAACTCTGACTACCGCTGGCTAGCTGTTTACTTGGACCGCGAAGTTGTTACGCAGAACTCCGCAGCCATACAGGACATCTACCGTGAACTGCTGGGATAGCGTATTCGGCTGGTAGCTCATCACCACGCGAATACCGAAGTTGCCCATTTCCGCGTACTCGGCAACCGCGCCGGTTCCCGGAAGGGGTTGGGGCAGTCGGCGGACGACCAGGCCAATTCCGTCCCGAGTGAAGGCGAGATTATGCACATTCGGAGTGCCGCCGCCCGTGGTGGGTACAAACTGCGAACGGAAGATAAAGAAGTCTTTCATCTTTCCGACATTGCCTTCCACCAGAGCCCGCAGGCCCGCTTCACCGGCAGAATAGTATTCGCTGAAACGCGGAATCTGACGGATCTGCGAATAGGTGCTGGAATTCACTACCAGGTATTTCGGCGCGCTAGCAGGGACCATCGCCGAAAACAATGCGGTCTCCGCCGCGTCGATCGTTGCCTCGGTCACCGGCGTATTGGCCGTGCCCACCGGTGTGTTAGCTGTAAATTGGCTGTAAAGGCCGAGGAGATCGCTCTCGACGCGTTCCGCAATGGCGATTACCGCAGGCTGCATGTAGGCCTTCAACAGCTCTGGAAACGCCAGCGCCTTCGTGACATCCGGAATCTGGAACGTCGCTTCAGCATGCGTATTCAATACGATCTGCGCATTCCCCAGACTCGGGTTCTGAGGGGTGACCGTTCCGCCCTCAGCAATGTTATTTGCTACAAGTGTCGGCGGGATCGGTACGTTTACCGTGTCGCCGGCATGCGCCAAGATTGGCTCGTAATCACGATTAACAAGATTACCCATGACGAAATTCCCCATCAGAGCGGGAAGCGCGTCAGCAGCAACCAACTTAACAATCGCGTTCGCCAGATTGGCGGAAGTAATATTGGACATAATTCTCCTGAATTTAGATACTTCTATTTCTATTGCTCACCATGCTCTTGCTTACAGTCGAATCGTAAAAAGAGATGGCTCCAGGACGCTCACTGGACTAGCGCGAACGTCCCGCCTTGGATCGTCTAGGCTCCTCGAAGCGCCTGCGAAGTCAATCGCGATATCTCCTGGCGCACTCGCTCCAGATCCTCTTTGTTCATTCCTGGTCTAATCTTGTCGATGTCAATATTTGACGATACGTCCGGTGTCGCCTGCCGGGTTACCGGCTTTATGCCGCTGCCACCAGCAATTCGTGCCGGAAGTAACTCGGGATTCTCCTGTACGAACCCGGCGAGATAGTCCTGCAGAGACTTAGCTTCTGGTCCTCTGGCCTGTAGTTGTCCGTTGTCGCCGCGCACAATGTCATCCTTTACTGCCCGAAACGCAAGGTCGACTTTGCCAATGCCCAGCCGCTGCAACTCGCTCCGAATCTGCGAATTTCTGTCGGATTCCTCAGCCGCTGCCCGTGCGCGCCTATTCTCTTCCACCAATTGGTTCAAACGGCTTTCCAGGCTTTCGCGTCTCTTTCGCTCGTCGTCAAGTTCGGCTTTGTAGGCCGGTTCGGCCTTTTGCTGTTCGGCTCGAACAAACTCCTCGATTGCCTGCCGCACAACATGTTTGACGTCAACTGCTGGCGTCGACTGGTCATTATTGATTAGGTTTTCCTCTGACATACAATTCCTTCCCGCTTAACTCATCAACTGCTCGTCTATTTCACGAGCAATTTGGTCCTTTGTCTCTTGCCGGACATCGCTCAGGTACTTGAAGGCAAGTTTCTGGAATACTTGCCGTTTCAGTGTCGGCGAATTGATTCCGAGTCCAAAGAGGTTCGCCGCGTCCTGCAATTCAGCTCCAAAATCTCCGATGTTCAACTCGTCAAGGCCGGACACTGAGATATGGAGGCCGTCTTCACGAGCGTTGCTGACTGCAGTAAGCACCCGCCGCATCGTGTCCTTCACTGTGTCGCCGTAGCCTCGCAGCACGTCCGTCGTGATCGCGAAGTCAAGTTGCTTACTGGCGGCCGACTGGGCGTGCCCGCCAACCATTTCTCCGGACGCTTGAGACAGATAACAAACCCGGTAAATTTCTTCTTTTAAGCTCTCTAAGTTAGTAGCTGCAATCTGATACACATTCCCTTGCGGCTCGGTCCAACCGAAGCGGTCTTGCGGCCCAAGTTGTATGTAATAGCTTTCTCCAACTATTTGGTTCCACTCGCGGTCCGAGTAAATCACCGGCATGGCGAATAGGCCCATGGTAATCGCCCATCCAAGAGCATTCGATTTGTTGAAATGCTCAAGCTGGAGGTGCGCTGCTTTGTTCATCAGCCACAGCCCTTCGCTTACTTGCATCGTGATCAATGGAACACGCTGCTGACCGACTAACGCATGCGGACCTTCGGCGATAAGGTTTATGCTTGCCGGCTGGTTTTCGATTTCTACTCGGCGGTAAGTACGGTATTGCTCCTTATCAAAGTAGTACCAGTAGGTTTCACGGCTGACCTTTGCGGAATTCACATCCGCCTGACGCTCAACCGATTGCCTCAGCACGACCCATTCATACTCGCCCCGTTCGTCCAGGCTCCAGTTGATAAGATCTTCGGCAGAATAACGAACTAGATATGCTCGCGAAGCCCCGATCGCGTCCTCTTCGGCTCGATTGCCAGGCCTCTGCGCCACTCGTGGAAAATCGATTAGAATGTGACTCTTGCCGCACACAAGTGCATCGGTAAAACAGCGCTTGAAGAAGCTCGAAAGATTTGTTCCCCGGCAATCGCAATCGTCCGCCATTTCCGCAAAGAATCTTTGGCTTGCCTCATTTCCGTCATCGAACCGTAAGCTAGGTTCGCGCCTGAATAGCGTTGCCGCGTACCAGTCCACAATCGAGCCGATGTAGTTTTCGTAAAAAACGCGACATAAGCGTTCGCCATAAACGTCCAGAGGTTCTTTCTGCCGCTTCAGCAAATACTCTGCCGCCCGCATTTTGAACTGGTGCCCGCCGACATATAGATCGCGGTATGTCCGCCACATTAGCCTGTGGTGCTTGTATTCAGGATGTTCCCGGTCGATTTCGTTCATTTTTGTCTCGCTCCGCCGCCTAAAATAGCGGCCTGTTGATCTCGCCTGTCTTCACCTTTTCGCCGTACAGTTCCCAAATCACGTATCCAAGCGCGTCGGAAGCGTGTGTCCTCCTTGGATCGCGTACTTTGTCCACCACTCCCGAGTCCGGTTTAAACATGACTTCTTGAAAATCTTTGACCAGCTCTTTGCACTTGGGATCTATCTCCAACCGAACCTCGCCTCGTGCGCTTGTCAGCAGCGCATTCACCCGCTTCACTCGATCCAGCACTGGCGGATTCTTACTTGGGACTCGCAGCTTCACGTTGCGAAAATTCGCCCGGTATAAGAAACTCTGCAGCATCGTGTAGTCGGTTGTTCCCGTCGTGTGCATGTTCCGCCCGCTTGCATCGCCGTAAATCTCCAGTCCCGCGCTGTGGCCGCCGTACCGGTTCTCGAACTCTATTCCGGCTTCCTCCGTCGTCGCACGATCCAACACAATTTCGTCAATCACCACCAGCCGCTCGCCCTGCTGCTGCAAGATCACCGAGCTCATCGGCGCCACATTGAAGTCCAATGCCCAAAGCAAGGGCTTGCTAGGGTCATATACTTGCCGCGTCAGATGAACGGCGGGGTTGAAACAGTGGTACACCCGATCAGCCCGACTATTAAGGTATTCACCTAATACTTCCTGCTGATAAAACTTCGGATCATAACTGCTCTCCAGCCGCTCATAGTAGTCCGGAGTCTTCTCTAATA